ACATAAGCATCTCTGCTGCATATGCAGATGATGTTAAACAAAACCATAGTGCTAGGGTAAAAATAACCTTTTTCATTTCATCTCCTTTTATTTGAATCTATCCAATACCTCATTATTAGTATTTATACCATCTTTTGTTAGAGTATTAACTAATTCTTGTAACCTTATTACCTCTGTTTTGATTACAAGGTTTTCGTGTTTTAGTGCTGCTAATTGTACGTCTTTAGCCTCTAACTGTGATTCAAGAATACACATCCTTGTAAACTCTTGAGAATTATTAGACCAATTTCCACTTTCACTCATATAACAAGTCCTCCATCTCTAATATTTTTATTAAATGCAGATAATAATTCACCACCCGACAATCCAGATTCAACCTTAAAATTACCTAATGCCTCTCTTCTTTTTAATCTATATTCTTCAGTTGACCAATCTGTTGTTGATTCTTCAGACTCAATAGTGTTTTCAATAAATGGGATTTCTGTTACAGTTTCAGTTTCTTCTGATAATAATGATGTTGATTCTGATTTTCTTGAAACGATATCACTAGTTGTTTCTACTACCGTTTCTCCTGTAGCAGTTTTTCTTAATACATTACCCATACCAGATTTACTCGGTAGGATATTATTCAGTAATGATGTCTGTTGTATCTGTAGAAATCCTTGAAAATTTGGTTTATTACCAGTAGCTAAACTTCCCAAACCACCCACACCAGCAGCTAACCCAGCACCAACAAAACCCGACAAAAACTTATTCTCCTTTTTTGCTTCTTGGACATTATCAGTAATAGGTTGTTTTTTTGTATTGCGTTCACCTAAGTCTGCTTTACCTAGATTTGGTAATATTGATGGTTTACTAAAAAAAGAACCATCAGAACCTTTAAAGATATTGGGTAAATCAGAACTACAAGGATCAAATGATGTACCTAAACCAAATGTTGATTGGGATAAATCAGTTAAATTTAAATTTACAAATCCTTCAAGGCCTACTGATTGTGCAAAATCACCAGTAATTTCAGCAATTTTATTAACTGCATCAAGGGGTGCATCTGCTAGTTTGGACAATGCACCTAATTCATCTTTTAATGATATATCAGGAAGTGCTGTTTTCAGAGCACCCACTAAAAAACCTTCTACATCTGAAAATGCTGCTGTAATCACACCTTGAATAGCTGCTAATCCTGGCGGTGTACCAAGATTGAGACTTAATATTGTACCAAGATTAGATTGCAAAGCACCCGTAAGATTGCTTATATTTACATCTATATTACATGATGCTGTCGGCAATGCTTCTGATACATTTGAAACTAAATCATCTACTACTTCTTCTTCTGGCATATATTATCCTCCCGCAAAAACATTAGGTGAACCTTGTGCTACTTTAGTACAACCAACAATATAATCACCTAATCTACCAACACCTCTGAAATTTGCAAACACTCTTGTAGAACCAAGTGCAATTCCAGCAGTATGTGGACAACATTTAGTACCACAAGGTTTAAGATGTGGACTATTTAAATCACCCTGTCTACTTACAGGACGAAAATTTACAAATACGTTTGGAGAACCCTGCATCCTTATTGGTGGTTTTGGGCCACAATGAGGAAAATCTGCATCTCCAAGTCTAGCAACTGGTGGCATTATGTTATATCTCCGTTATCTAAATCAATAATTATTTGTTTAAGTTCTGTACTACCAAAAACATCACTATACATAAATTTATAATATGGCTCACTAAAATATCCAGAAACTCCAAATGCTTCAAGCAATCTATCAAGTTTATCTAATATAATATCATACTCATTTGTATCATCCGTAATATGTGTTTCAAAAGTATCCTTATGAGTTAATACAGTTGTTGCATATACTGAACCATTTAATAAATTATTTATATCTGTTATTATTTGACTTGGACTATTTGTATTTGGATCTGCATCAACTTGACTTAAAACACCCAAACTAGCATATGTAGTTGGTATAGGATCAGTATCAAGGAGTGCCTGTGCATCACTAATAGTAACATCACCTGTAAATAATGTTCCAAATACCAATTCCAGATAATTTGTAAATGGAATACCAAAGCTATTTTCCAATGATGTTATAGAACTAACTATACCCATCAATGAACTTACATTTGGTTTTATATTATTGGGTGGAGGGACTTGTCTTACCCCACTCAATAAATCATTATGCAACTTAAATGTATCATCTGCTGTAGTAATAAATGTTTTAAGAATACCAAGATTTGTCGTTATTAATTGATTTTCTGTTTGATAGCCATTAATAGCAGAAACAATATTAGTGATATCGTTTTCTGTAAAACCAGCAGCATCCCAACCATCAGGTAAATTTGATAAATCCTCTCCCGTTGTAGGGTCTACCTCTGGTTGTCCAGTAATGGGATCTATAGGAGTAGTAGCATATCCCTCTAATGTTGGTTTTTCAGATTCAGCTATATTATAATCAGTCTCTAATTGGGTTGTTACTGTATCTATACTTGAAACTAAATTAGACAATGCTGGTTCAAGTGGATTGCTGTAGCTTGTTCCACCGTCAAGAAGATCGTATATACTTCTAACGTGCTGTTTCTCTGAACCAAAACTATCATCAGGAAAATTAGGTGTAAGTCCTTCTGTAAATGTAATAGGCATAATATGTTCCTTAATTCAAAAAAATACCACCGCTCGCAGCAATAGCATATATTCCAGTAGAAGTGGAAAACCCAAAACCATTTATTCCTAATGCATAAGTGCCATTAACGGTAGTTGTTGAAAACCCACTGATTGTATTAAACTCCCCAAGTCCAACAGTACGATTATAAACTCCAAGTGTAGATAACCCCAAATCAAGCAAACATGATATATCAATACCTCCAGAACTAACTATTGATACATTTGACCGTACAACAGTAGCCATAGTTCCGAGGATAATTTCATTGACATTACCACTGACAGTTTCATTAACTCCACCACCGACAGTAGTATCTCTATCTCCAGTAACATTTATAAACTGTTTTTTACCTACCTTCACATCACAATTATCACTTATTACCCATTTCCTGCTAGCTAATACTTCACCAGCATCATTACCAGATATTTTAGTTCTTTTATCTCCATGTACGTTTAAATGATAATCACCATATACCTCTTGTACCAAGTCTCCCTGATATAACATACGACAATTACCACCAACCGTAATATTACAAGAACCTTGAATAAGAACATCTTTATTTTTCAGAGTTATCTCATAATCACTTCCAACAACTTTTGTTACCTTAGTACCATCTGGTTGTATCTCTTCAAATGTTCCAGACTTATGAAACTTATGTAATCTTTCTGCTGTTGGTGTATCATCCCACTCTTCAACATGACCTGATTCAGACATCTTTACATGATTGTGTGGATATTGTGAAGATAATTTAACAGTTGATAAATATTCTGTTGGATTATCTGCAACCCCACCATATCTAGGATTCGGCTCATTCCACAAGGAAGGATTATATAACGATGAGTTTCTAGTATTATTAATAGTTGTCGTTATATCACCAGCCAATGCAGTAGGTGTATCAACTGTTCTTGTTTTTCTTTTATAACTTAATGAGGGTGCATCTTCTGATGTTTTTCCAGTACTTGTGGTTAATGGAACTGGTAATGCACCACTACCTCTAGCTAATCTATTTGTATCTGGTTCATTTAAATTAATTGATAATGGATATACCCCATTTGGATCATTAAATCCCAATGCTGGATTTGATACTTTTTCTGGTATTCCACCAAACGTACCCATCATTACAGGTTCTTGTGCATCTTCACCATCACGAAAAAAACCAAATACCCATGTACCTTCAACTGGTCCTAATGGAGTTGTACCAACACCATTCATAGCTGCAGAGGTAATCGGTTGTGTGGGTGTTGCCCAAGGCAAATGTTCTGTAGGTATACCTTTACCGTCTTCCTTATTGTCCGTATGATAACCAAGAATACGAACACGACACCTACCCAACTTCAATGGGTCTATCCTATCTTCAATAACACCTTGCCACCAAACAAAATTACCAAACATAATCATTTTTCCTTTCTTGATGTTCTATTAGCTACAACGTCTTCAAAAGCATCTTTAACAACTTCCATACTCATAGTGTAATTAATCTTATTATCTTTTGATGTGATATTATGAAATTTATGCTTAATAACGGTAATTAAATATGTACCAGATAAATTTTTATCATAATAATTATCAGAAGATTTATCAGAATCAGTTGCTTCTGCTGATGGTATTTCAATTGTTATAGTTTGTCCAACCCTTAAAGTAGAATTTCCAGCAATATCAACAATCAAAACTATATTATCATATGCTTTCATCTGTGCAATTCTTTGTAATCTCCACTCTTCTGCTTTATTATCATATAAATCATTTCTATTTTTAGAATACATTTTGTCATGTTTTGGATAAAAAATAACACGACTATCGGTCATACTGGATAAATCTCTTTCAGTTGTTACTGGAAAATTATTATCTTCGTCTGGTGGTGCAAATGTAGTTCTTGGCACACTGGCTGATTTTACATCAACATCAGAAGAAGAAATTACGGGATAAGTACCAACATGATTTAGCTTTACAAACTCATGGAATCCATTAAAATCATATTGTGTTATTTTTTTTCTAAGAATATCATGCGTAATAAGTTTTGATGCATACAATCCTGTTATAGCATTATTTGCTTTATCGAAATGTGACATGAAGTGAAGATCATTGATTCTCTGTTCACCTGCTGATAATGTTTCAACACCTGATGCATCATTTGTTCTAATCTTTTGTACTAGAGTAAAAAAAGGAAGTTTTTCTGATAATTTATTTAAACTTACAAAATTACTACCATCAAGTGTTTCATAAAACAAATAATTAATACCAGCATTATCCTTTTGCATTGCTCTTTTTGATAACCATACAATAGCTTCTAATGGCTCCATATTGGGTATGATGATATTTTCAATTCTATCTGTACTTTCAACTAACAACTCACGATCATTATCATTGTACAGATAATCATAATATATATCTGAAACTATATTACTTATAGTTTTATTATTATAGGAACGTGATACTTTAGAATGTATACTACTCATATATTGTTCAGATATAAATTCTACAGTAAAAACTTGTGCTTTAGGAGCAGAAAACCATCTGGATGATATCGTATTAATATGCATCGGAGGGGGATTTACAGTATAATGTGTCTCATTTGACTTTCCATCCAATCCAGTAAGTGAAATATCTATATCAAGTACTTCTTCACCGACAATTGGAAATTTCTCAGGAAGGTTATATGATTCAGCTAATACCATAGTCCCTGTCAAAGAAGTTTTAAATATATTTTCCTCTATGGTTAATTCAACCATAAATGGACGGAGATCGAAATCAGCAATTGCTGATTTTATATTTAATTTTTTTATGGTTACATCAGTAACATTAACTTGTTTTTGCATAATACTATTTTATTATAAGTGTTTTGAATTCTTCCTTGATATTAGAGATATATTCATATCGTATAATATTTATTGTTCTTTTACTATCATTTAATACTTCTTCGTATTTGTAATTAGTTATGGGTGTTGCAGAACCAGCAGTTAGTCCACCCGGCGTAATTATAGTGCCAGGTGCATCTACCACATTACCAGAAGAATCTTCATAATGATGTATACTATTCATTCCAAGTCCATTTCCACCATTTTCCACTGGCCCATATTTTTTACTAATATACTTTTGTAAATCATAATATGCCAATGGCCAATCATAATATGGATTAGTTATATAATTTGCATAAAGAATTATCCAATGTAATGTAGAATCATTATAAACTTTATGTGCTATTGTGTCTGCTCTTTCTCCGTCTTGAATAAAATATTCTTCAAAAAAAGATATATTAATAATTTCTAATTTTTTTCTAACTCTTTTTAATAGATTAACAACTGTATCTATTCTGACTTTATTCTTATCTCCACGAACATCATAACCAATAGTATTAAAATATTTAAAATATGCCATTAGAATCCATCCTCCACATCAGTTGATGTTACTATATCAATCTCTTCAAATCCAAGTTGAAGTGTTATTGATGTTGGTGCTCCATCTTCAAATGAACTCCAACCAGCAGTTGCAAAATTAGTATTTATTGATTTACATATACAAGTTTTCAACTTAGGTAAATATTCATTTTTCTTTAAAGTACTTCCATCTGTTGATTTTGTTAAAAATTGAATTTCATATTGGTGTGGATAGTTAAAAAGTATCTTGCTTTCTTCATTATCATAATCTGGTTTAGAATATTGTCTAATTCTGTTAATTATATCTTTTAGCTTTTCGACTTCATTTGAATTTCTAGCAGAAAAAGTCCATGAAAATTCAAAGGGACGAAATGGCACACCCTTAAACGATTGCTCTTTAAATGGATTTGAAGTAATGCGTAAAGATGTTTCAAACCCTGCCTGAATACCAGAAGCACCAGAAAGAGTACCTAGAACAGCACCACCCAACAGTCCACCACCAAGAACCTTACTTACCAAAGCACCAGCTCCACCACCCAATAAAGTCCCTATCTGTCCTACACCCAACTCAGAAAGTCCTGATGATTCAGATTGTCCTGTCGCAGCTGCTACCAAAGAACCAAGTTCTGCTGTTTGCCAATCTGCTGTTTCAGAATAAGTTACATTCTCCGGCATCGGTAAATATATAGACATTATTTCTTTTTTATTTGCTCTTTTTCTATTAAGTTGAACTTTAGCTCTGGTTTTTTCAGCTGAAAAAACTAGACCTCCTCCAAGTTCTCCAAGTTTTTTTAGAGTTTTCTCAGCTGCAGCTGTTTGACTTTGAAGTTGTTTAAGTTGTGGACTGTCGTTCCCATCTGCATCTCGTGCTCCACCACCATTTTCAAGTTCTTCTGTTAGTTGACTTAAAGCATTTTTAGTATTTTCTTTAACTAAAGCACCAAGTTCACCCAAACTTAAACCCTCATGTTTTAAAATCGTGATTCTAACTACATCAGGATATGTAAAATCCAGAGCTAAATTATCAGGATAAAACATTTGAATTGTATTACTAGGTTCTAACTTATCCAATAATGTTCTTGTTTTCTGTTTATCTTCAAATTTCTTTTCCATATTACTTATTCCTTTTAACTCTTATGTCGGTTTGTTTCCAAACAATTTCATTTGGTAATCTTCTTTTATTTTCAGAATAAAACTTTTCTGTTGGTACACTCATAGCTATCTCCCAATCTAATGGATGTACTTCAATCACCTTTGAGATAATACTATCGAATTTATACTTCCTATAAGCAAACTTTGCATATTTAAATTTTCTATTATCTCTTATAACCTTCACAAAAGAATTAAATAAAATTCTAGTATTTCTAGTATAATCTTGCCTATTCAAATATGAAAACATATTTTCAAGTAACATTGCTCTATGTTTTGGTGTCATATAATGGAAATTAATTCCTTCAAAATGATCAATAGATTTATTCATAATAAATATCAGAGGGTACATATCAAAAGTACTCTTTAACTGTTCTGCTTCTGGTAAATATCTATAAAAATACATTCTTCCCAAAAGAAAATTACTTCTTTTTAAACCACCTTCACGGAGCATATCACGAAAATTAAAATTCATGCCATATTCAATAGCATAATCTTGATAAAACTCAATAGATTTTTCACTTCTCTCTACTATACTTTGTTGTTTTGCTTCTTTATGTGCTTTCTGAAAAAATGATTGATTACCAAGAAACTGTATATGCTTATTTAATGTTTCTAATATAGGTGATTTTTTAAATCGTTTATCTGTTATCTTTTCTCCAAACCTACTCACTCCCTCTTTTATTTCGTCTTTCTTGTCTCCTAATTTTCTAATAGCAACTTTGGAACTTTTTAACTGTCTAAGAGCTAACCCTGCCTTCTTTATATCCATTATAAATTCTGTTAAAGAAGGAAACCCTATATCACTTAAATGTTTATTATACATCTTACGTTCTGTATGATTCAATCCTTTAACTAATTTCCCAATTTTTCTATTTTTAGATATTTGAGATATATTTTTTATTTTTCCACTTCTATATAGAGCAGCGGATTCTTTAAATATTTCTCTAACATTGGGATATCTTTGAAGTTTAGCCATAGCAGAAAAAATCTTCTTTTCTTCTATTCCACCTTTTCGTAGTCTTGGTTGTTTTGATTTGGTTGCCATTGTCTCTTATTTATAATAGATTTATCGGATTCCTAATTCTTTTTCTGTTAAAACTATAAATTCCCAATCCCTCTTTTCTGCATATTTCCTTGCAGCTTTCCACTTACATTGATTCCTTACATAGGCTTTCAGTGCATTTCTATACTTATTGGTGTTTCTCTTAGGTTTCTTTGGGGGTAAACATTGGTTATGAGGTTTAATCTCAATAATATACTTCTTTACCTCACCAGTTTTTGATACCACTTTCACATAGAAATCCACAAAATACCGTCTAGTTTTCTTCTCTACTGGATTATAATAGGGAATGACTATATTCTCTGAACCCCACTCTACAACATTGGGTGCTATACAATCCAGATACTTCATGTATCTTAACTCCCAACTGGAGCGATAGTGACATTCATGGAGATCGCCTACATATTTCTCCTTGTTTTTGATATTATATTTTCCAACTCTAGGGAAATTTTTCATATATCTCTTATAAATATGGTATAGACAAGTATTTATAAGAGGAGTAAGAAATGGCAAAGGGACTTAAAGACTTTATGGCAATCGCATCTACGGGTTTTGCTAAGCCTAGTTTATTTGAAGTAGAAATAAAACCTCCACCAGCACTAATTGACCCTACTGCAAGAATAGATAATATTGAACTACGAAAGTTATCATATCTTTGTAATAATGTCCAAATTCCTGGCCTAACTATGGTGACAACAGAAAAGGCATTAGACTATATATCTAGGGCAAAACAAAAAGTATATGACGATATTACTTTGACATTTCATTGTACTGAAGGAATGGAAGAATTAAAATTTTTTCAAAATTGGATAAACTTATTAGTACACCCTGTAACTAACCGAGTTGGATATCATTCGGATTATGGTACAGGTGTAGTTGAAATATTTAAATTAGGTATCGGAAGTAATAATTCAAAAATTGATTCTGATAAGGATAATATACCAGCAATGAAAACAACAATATTTGATGCGTACCCAAAAAGAATAGAACCAATTACATTAGATTATGGTACAACGGGTAACATCTTGTCATTAGTAGTTAATTTTTCTTATAGATATTATGAACAAAAATTTATGAAAATTCAAGAAACTGAACGTCCAGCTACTAAAGAAATATTAGCAGCTCATAGTGTTGATACTGAATTAAACAAAATAAACCCATTGCGTGAGATTACAGATAAAACACAAAACTTTAAATTCCGAGGAAAAACAGCAGGTAGTGGGGATAGTATAAGATTCGATGCAGATGGAGATCCATTATAAAGTTCAAATAATAACAATATCATTATATATATTAAGGAGTTAATGAAATGGGATTACCAAGAGTTGCAGTACCAGAGTATAGTTTAAAATTACCATCATCAGGAGAAGAAATTAAATATCGTCCTTTCTTAGTCAAAGAAGAGAAGCTTCTTTTAATTGCTACAGAAAGTGAAGATGAAAATGAAATAATAGTTGCTACAAAAAATGTAATTAAGAATTGTGTTTTTAGTGAACTAGACATTGATAAATTACCTATATTTGATATTGAATATATATTTTTATGGTTAAGAGCTAGATCAAAAGGAGAAATGATTGATTTAAAATATTCTTGTCCTAAATGTAAAGGTGAAATACCTGTTCAAGTCAATGTTGAAGATGTTAAGGTAGAAACAGTTGATGGACATAGCAATAAAATTGAATTAACAGACGACTTAGGTATATGTTTGAAATACCCAAATATGTCCTTTCAATCTGAAATAGAAGCTCTCAAAGATAAAGATCAAATTACTCTAATGTTTCAATCAGTACTTATGTGTATAGATTACATATATGATCAAAAAGAAATGTATTCGGCTAAAGATTATACAACAGATGAATTAAATGATTTTTTAGAATCCCTTAATGATAAACAATTTGAGAAAATTACAATGTTTTTTGAAACAGCACCAAAATTAAAACATAATGTAAAATTAGAATGTTTAAGAAGAATAAAAGATGAGGATAAAAAAGATAAGAAGAAGGATAAGAAAGTAGAAGTGTGTGGTTATACAGAAGATGTAGTCTTGGAGGGCCTGCAGTCTTTTTTCGACTAATCCTCTGCGATAATTCATTAAGTAATATGATGAATACGAATTTTGCAATGATGCAACATCATAAATACTCTCTTTCTGAAATAGAGAATATGATTCCTTGGGAACGTGATGTTTATGTTGCATTATTGACTAATTACATTGTAGAGGAAAACAAAAGAATTGAACAACAAAATCAACAAAAAGGATAAAAACAATGTCTAGACCTATGGCAGAACTTATTAATAATATTCCACCAGACAGAGATTCTAATAAATTACTAATTATAGCTAATAATTTTAATGTTAGTGTTAGTAAAAAGGATACTGGTGCAGGAACTAGTTCGGGTGCTGATAAAATTAAAGACAAGAAACCTTGGGATGATGATAGTTTTTTTACTAAAATGGGAAAAACACTTGGATTGACACCAAGATCTTCTGAAGAAGAAAGAGAAAGAACAGAAGAAAAAGAAAAAAAAGCAGAAAGAATTAGAAAAGAACAACATGATGCATTAAAAAAAGGGTTTAGTAATATAGGAAAAACATTAAAAAGTATGGCAACTGATAACCCAATAGTTAATTTTATTAAAGACCATTGGGGTAAGATATTAATAGGACTTGCTCTTGTATTTTTAAAACCAGAACAAATGAAAAAAGTATGGATTGGCCTTGTAGATTTGGTCAAGTGGTTTATTAATGGTGGGGGTAAAAAAATATTTATGGGTATATATTCTTTTTTAAAAACCATAGGAGGTTGGATTGGCAATATTGTTGATTTTATTATGGGAAAAACCGATAAGGAAAGAGAAAAGCAAAAACTAGATGAGATGAAGAAAAGAGGGCCATCCAAAGGATTTCTTGGAATCGGTGCTCAGACTCAAGACGAATTTAATGCTGAAATTAAAAAACAAGAAGAGATAGTAAAAGAAGCAGATGACAAAGAGTTAAAGGGGGGAGCAGGTACAATTACAACCATTGCAACACTTGGATTTGCATTATTTGCATTACTTAAACCACTTTCGGCTCTTAAATTAGTACTTTGGACTATACCAAAGATGCTAGCTAAATTATTAAAATTAGATGTTTTGGGAGGAAAATTATTCAATCCTATATTAACATCAGTTAAAGGGTTTGGTTCAAAAATGCTTAATGGAGCAAAAGGGATATTGGGTATGAAACCTAGTTATACCCGTCCTCATGCTACTCCAACTGAACTTGCATTTAAAAAATCACATTCGGGTATAGGAAAATCAGTATTATCATCAACATCAGAAGTCGCAGGTAAAGGAGTGGCAGGAGAAACAGGTAAGGCAGCACTAAAAACAGTTGCAAAAGAGGCTGGTAAAGAAGCAGTTAAGACTGCAGGCAAGAAAGGACTTGCAAAAGTTGCACTTAAAGGGGCAGGTACATTAGCTGCAAAAGCAACACCCGGCTTAGGATTATTGATAAGTGGGGGAATGTCTGTTAAAAGAATGTTTGATGGTGATTTTATGGGTGCAGGAATGGAACTTGCATCTGGTGTTGCATCATTAGCGCCAGGACTTGGTACTGCTGCATCAATAGCAATTCAAACTGCATTAATAGCTAAAGATGCAGGTGTATTTGCTAAAGAAGCTGTTAAAACTACTGAAGATGCAAAAACTGATAGTCCTATTACTGCAAAGAAAACAACAACACAAAGGATGATTGCTAAAGAACCAGTTATCAAAGGAAAACCATATTCAAAAAGACAGTTAGCTGCTGTAAGTATGGGACGACAAATGGGAAATAATATACCAGTAACAAAAGAAGAAGAGATGGGACGTGCTGTATTGAAAAAAGAAAATGCATCAAATTTAGGGCCTATTGTATCTCCAACAGCTAAAATAGACAATATGAATGGTTTAACCACAAAAAATTCTGCATTAAAGGGTGATGGTTCTACAGTTATTATCGACAATTCTCAAAAAAATAGCAATAATGTTACTAAAAGTGGTGGGAGTGGTAGTACAACAGTATTAGCAAAACGTAATGTAGAGTCAGGATATAGACTTACTGGTAGTGATTATGGAAAAAGTTTTAACGGATTATAATATATGAATAAAAAAGTATAAAAAATAAAGGGGAAGTATCACCGAAACGGTTTCACAAGGTATCTAGTCGCGAGTCTTTGATACCAACATAATACTGGCGAATCACCAATATAACAAACGATACTCCCCCAATATTAATTACTGCTCAGCTAGTTTCTTAAAATACTCTAAAGTATCTTCAGATGTTGATTCGGCTGCATCATTCGCAACTGGATTAGCAGAACTCTCCTCAATAGTT